GAAAGTTTCTTGTTTATCCGGTATTATTCGAGGGTAAACCGCTTTGGGACTGGAAACACAACATGGAAGCTATTGAGGAACTACGGACAAGCCCAAAGACATCCCATGTATTCGAAACGCAGTACATGCAGAACCCGCAACCGAAAGAGGGGATTGTATTCGCTAAAGATGAGTTGATGTACTTCCGAAAAGAAGATATTGACCTATCAACCGCACAAGCCCGTTGTGCTTTTGTTGACGTAGCCGACAAAGGAAATGACAATCACGCTATCCCTTTTGGTTACATCATCGGGCAAAAGGTGTTTATTCCAGATGTTGTATTCACCAAAGAGGCAACCGGAACGAATGTACCTATGACCATCATTAAGGCTAATGAACATCGACCGGAATATATGCAAGTCGAATCAAACTTCGGGGGGTCTATGTATTCAGGATTGCTCAATATGTCTAAAGATCCGAAGATGAACGGTTATACAGGAGTCATTACTATGAATCAATCATCGAATAAGCATACGCGAATACTTACGTGTGAGGGGTTCGTAAAACGGTACGTATATTTCTTAGAACCGACTGAATATAGCGTTGGAAGCGAATATGAACTATTCATGAAGAATCTATGCGAGTACACGCGAACGTCAGGCGATGTTAAACACGACGATGCGCCCGATTCATTGGCTGGACTCGTTAAGATGATGATCTCATACTATCCGCATCTATTCGATGGGGTTACAATTCAAGACCCCCAATAGCGCGAATGTCGTTATCATTGTATAATGTGGTATCTCTTAGTTTTGCCATTGCCTCAACTCGTTTAGCAAGCGTTTCAGCAACCACTTTATCATCCTGCTTCAAGGCTGGTATCTTCGAATAATCCATATGAAGGAATTCACCGCGATCAACTAATCCTAGTCGTTTTGATATAGTCATTGCCTTTTCTTCAGAATCAGGTATGATAGTCGATTCGTAACACATCTTATATCCTTTTTCAACGTTGTTGAACGTTGATGCCTTTTCGCGGGTGAATACATTCTCATTCATGCCGTAGTAGTCAAGAATAGCGCGTTTACCCGCTTCAAATTCCTCAAATACCATCATTTCTTTCAATGCAAACGATGTAGATGTGAAATCGATAGCAATAGGTGACATCTTCAAACGCGCCTGTCCTTCATGGATTCCGTAAGCGTTTGTGTGTTCTTTCGACATAGCTATACGTTGATCTTCCGTAAATGGTAAAGATCCAGCTACCGAACTCTTAGGAGAGATATAACCGAGCGCGCCCAATTCACCAAACGCAACGTTACGATAAGTCATTGCCAAACGGATATTTGATATATCTCTATTCAGCTTAATCAAAGGGCTTTCACCTAACAATGGGTTTTGCCCGTTGATGATTTTTGTGTGTATTATTTCGTCAGGAAAGTATTTATCACTCGATCCGTTAGAGATATTGTAGTAGTAGTCGATAACATCATTAATATCCGTTTGCCTCCAAATAAATCCCTTTGTTTTGATCTGCATGAATGCAGGCGGTAAATTATTAATAACCTTTGGCAACTGATCGATAGAAAGCCCCTTTAGCATCAACATGAAGTTGTTTCCGAATACTGACTCATTCTCATTCCATTGTCGCATGAAGTCATTGCCGGACATGAATGGATTGGGATTCTCCATTAACTGAACAAATGGGCTGTTTTCGATTTCGATTGGCTTTCGATCTGCATCTACTTTGAAGTGCTTCCATGTTCCGGTAGCGAGTAGATCCCCCTTTCTTTTGATTACAGAACTTAATACGGAAGTGGTATTGTAAATGTCGTAGGCAGTTGAGTTATTAACCTCCATCCATTGCGGTGTTCCTTCGCGTAAAAGCGGGACAGGTGATTGCTTTGGCGTTTTATCGTAGTTGGCGCGTCCCCAACCTAAACTAAATGAACCCAATTGGAAGAACATACACAGATATTATGTTAAGTAGCAAATGTATAGAAATTTGTTTTACATTTGCTCAAACTGATTGGTTATGTTAAATAGATCGGTAGTTATGTTAAATAGGAATTCGACAGATCAGAAGCCGGAAATTGATATTGAATCAATCAAATCAAAACGATTGAAGGTGATTAAAGAACATCAAACCGTTAAGAAATGACATTAAAACTACCATCGTTTGATAGCATTGCAAAGCGCAATGAATGGCTAGTGGCTAATAAGTCAACGCTTATCGATCAAAAGAAAATGATCACAAAGGAGGCAGACGCTTCTTTTTCGGTTATTGCCTATGATGATGACTCGACCGAAATCGAAACTAAGGCATCAACGCCACAGCAACTTATTGAGGTTGGTAAATTGACGGCTAAATTGGCAATCAACTCATCTAATTTCATGGACTCACATTGTGATGTTCATATACAGGGACTATGGAAGAAATCGATTCAACAAAAGAAAACATTCTACCTTCTCAATCAACACAAGCAATCATTTGATGGGGTTATTTCAGATTCAATGGAAGCCTCTACCGAATTAATCGATTGGTCTAAATTGAATCTTCCATACGAAGGTAAGAGTCAGGTATTGTTATTTACAGGAGAAATTAACGGCAAGCGAAACCCATTTATGTTTGAGCAATACGCTAATGGGTATGTAAAAGAGCATAGCGTTGGTATGCGATATGTTCAGATTACCTTTTGCTTAAACGATGATCGTTATAAAGGCGATTTTGAAGCATGGGAAAAATACCGTCCAATGGTTGCTAATGGTGATTTAGCCGATCAGATAGGATATTTCTGGGCTGTAACAGAAGCAAAGATTATTGAGGGAAGCGCGGTATTGTTTGGGTCTAACTCAGCAACACCAACGCTTTCAATTAAAGACACAAACGACATTGAGCCGCCAATAGGCACTCAAATAACCGAGCCGCCATCAGGCACTCAAAAAGCAGCAACATATTTATTCATTTAAAACATTAGAGATGTTTGAAGAAAAATCATTGGAGGAAATTTCCAAAATGACACTCGAAGAACAGCAAGCATATACGATCGCTAAAGCGAATCATGATGCTGGACTACGAAAAAAGGAATTGGACGAAGCAATTGCTAAAGCCAACGAAAACAACGCGTCGAAAGCAGACATTGAAGCCATTGTTGCAAAACAGGAAGCACTTCAAAAGGCTTTGTCTGAAGAAATCCTACGCATCAAAGCGATTTCTGAACGTCCTGAAGCTCCGGCTAACGGATTCAAAACGCTTCGTGAGGCTATCGGACACGCATTGAAGTCTGTACAGGGTGAAATTGATAAGGCTGTTGCAGGTAAGCAGGATTCAGCTATCAAGGTAGCTATTACGATGGGTGAAGAAAACACTATCGGAGCTGGACCAACTCAGTACTTGCTTACTGAAAACACTGGTATCATTTCCACTATTCGCAAGCGCGAATTGCGTTACATGGCGAATGTGTCAGTTGGTCGTATCGGAAATTCCCGCGCATTGTGGGTTGAAGAACTCGATGAGCAAGGTACACCTATCTTCATTGGTGAAGGTGACACTAAGACTCAGTTGTCTGTTCGTTACGAAGAGCGTACCGCTACGGTTAAGAAAATTGCCGTTTACGGTAAGGTAACAACCGAGATGATGGCAGACCTTCCGCAGTTGATCTCATACATTGAGACTAACCTAATGAAGCGAATGGATATCGTCATTGAAGATCAGTTGTTCAACGGGAACAACCTTGGTGATAATCTCGACGGATCGTTCAACCACGCAACAGCGTTTACAGGTGGTGGATTGGCTAACCAGATTGATAGCCCGAATGACTACGATGTAGTTATGGCTGTGGCACTTCAAACTGAGCTTGCTTTCGGTATTCCTAACGGGATATTCGTTAACCCTTCGGTAGTTGCTCGAATGAAGTTGACGAAAGACCTCAACGGACAGTATCTAATGCCTGTATTTGCTACGGCTAACGGTTTGGAAGTTGCTGAAATGCGAGTGATTCCTACGACTGCTGTAACTGGTGAGAACTTCTTAGGAGGTGACTTGACAGCTATTCAGGTGCGTATCCGTGAAGAACTTGGTATTCAGATCGGGTTGAACGGCAACGACTTCATTGAAAACAAAAAGACAATGCTCATCGAGAAACGTCTTGTTCAATGGGTTAGTGCTAACGATGAGCCTGTGCTTATCAAAGGCGCGTTCAATACAGCGAAAGCGATTCTACAAACAACGTAATCCGGTTATATGAAGAAGATAGCTGTTATAGTCGCAATTTGGAAGCGACAAGATTTAGAGAAAATAACCCTTGACCGTCTACGCGCTCAGTCCAAAAAACTTGGATTTGAGTTAGTTGTAGCTGGTAGCGAGGGTGAAATATCTGAATCACTAGCCGAAGGTTGCAATTACATCGAAGTGCCAAACGATCCGTTGAGCGACAAGCATAACGCAATGCTTAACAAGTGTCGTGAACTCGGTGTTGAGGGCGTTGTATTGCTTGGTAGCGATGATATGGTGAATGAAGGGTATTTCAAGGCTTTATCTTCATTTGATACCGAGTCTGTCACAGGACTGAAGGATATTTACTTTTATTCCACTGAATCCAAGAAAGTTGGTCATTGGGCAGGATATAAGGAGGGGAAACAATCGGCTGGTGCTGGTCGTTTCTTCCCTCTTTCTGTGCTTGACAAAATGGATTGGAAACTCTGGGATGATGGGTTGAACTCAGGACTTGACAACAACTGCTCAATGCGATTGGCAGAAGCCGGAATAGTTGAGAATATTGTAACGATGGAAGAATCAGGAGCGTTCCTGATCGACATTAAGCATACATTCTCAATATCCAGCCATGCAATTGTTGAGGCTTCAGATCAAGTAGACGCATCTGTATTTCAGAAAGGCGTAGGAAAGAAAGACTTTGGATTGATTTCGGCACTTGTCGTAGTCAGAAACAAAGAACGCATTTCCGGTAGTCATTTGGTTCAATTTAGATCAAATGGTAGCTATAAGAATCTGAGATCAGGCGTTTATGAACTCGTTGCTGATATTGCTCAGTTCT